ACCTTTCACGTAGCTCCGCATATCCTTGCAGATGTGGAGTACCGTTCTCCCCTCTTTCTTTGCCGATGACAAAGTATGCACTCTCTTCCCGAAGGAAAGCGGTGAGGGAGTCATATTCTTCAGTAGTCCAGTTATTCAGAGTGAACAACCAGCGCTTCCCACGAGACATAGAGTACCAACGCTATGCCTCCTTATATAGACATCAGGTGGACGGACGGACTAGGCCGGGGGTAATACTAGACCCCGGCCGTCCAGACGTAAGCAATGACATAATTGAATTAGGTCGATCCACAGAAGTCAAAGTAGCAGGTGACACAGCGTCACCTGAAAAGGACAGATTGTGACTTATCTGTATACGTAAAGTATTGTTTACGGTATCCACGTTGCTTGTTTGACTAGCAAACCACATCCACCAAAACCTGTTCCCTCCACGATTTTCCCAAACGTTTTGGTCAACCTTTTGAACAGGTAGTTTCTGGAAAAATGTGATGGGTCTCTGACCAGGCATTAAAAGCAAATCGAACGACTTCGTAACTCTTCCGAAAGCTGAAAAATCAGGTATAATTGAAGGATCTATTGTTGAAGCAGATAGAAGAACATCAGAATCATCCGCTGGAAGTATGCTGAAAGCAGGATTTGAAATAGAACGAACACCAAATAACCGGACACGAATAGCGTCGTTCGCATCCAAATTAGTGAACGTGATTGAACCATATCCACCACGAATAGTTATATCATCTTGAAATTGAGGAACCGTCACACCACTATCAATAGTCAGAAGTCCACCGCCAGACGTATAGAAAGGAACATCACCATGTGCAGGCGCAAAACCAATCTTGCATGTAGTTGTAGTTGCAGGCATAGTTTGAGTCCTCACGAAATCAAACAATGACCTATAATGAGCCTTGAATAGAGTATCCCTCCATAAAGCACGTCTATAAGCTTTAGGACGAAGCCTTTTACTACGAAATCCGACAGATACTGGACGACCATCTTGGGCAGAATTAAATTTCGAACCACCACGTCGAGTAACCCGACGTCTACCAATGAAACGACGCCTTCTCTTGTTACCGAAAGCAAAATTGTTGCCACCGTTTCTCTTTCTTTTCATAGCCATTGTATCTTACTCTCGCTCACGCGAAAGCGCGGGTATTTATAGAGTCTGAGTACCGTGCGGTCGAAGATAGCGGGAACGGGTGCCGCGTACCGCGGTCCCCCGGTCCAGAGAAAAGGCTTCGCCTTTTCGTGGCCTGCTGGACTCCGCCAGAAGCGGCCACATCGTCGGCTTCGCCTCCTCAAATTTTTATAAATTAATAATTGGAAGTGACATAAAGTATTCTTTATTCAAATATTATATTTCGATTACAGATATCCTCCTCATAAGGGCAGGTAATTGTACATGAGGGCCCTCCGGGCCCTTAAAAACATCATAAGGATGAAAATTACTAGTTACAACAAACGTACAAGCATATAGAGGAAGCATACTTCCTTTAGTTTCAACATTACAAGGATAACGATCAAACCAAACAAGAAAACGTGTAATATCAATGCCTTCAGGAGCAACATCATCAATTACGCACTCTCGTTGAAGCATGTATCCATGCCACCACTTAGTTCTAGCATCTTTTCTATAAGCTGAGGGGAGTTCTTCGAAAGCTCGACGAGACTTTCCTGACCCAGGTTCACCATAGTACCACCTGACAGAAACGTCAGGCCTTTCGGGAGGGGACAGGAGGGAGAAATGGTTTCGTAACAATGTAGATCCGGAGAAGTACCAACTTCCAGGATTTTCTTCAGCGTATCTGTTGCATCCTTCAAGGAAGGACCCTTCACTTGTAGCTTCTCTAAATCTTCTTGCAAGTTCGTCCCGTGTTGATCCAGACCCATCTGTGTTGCCATTTCCTCCACCAGCGCTGATTCTTCCGTGTTCCAAGAAATCTCCTTCTTTGATACAATATTCTCTATTTCGAGGTCCAGTTCCTCGAGCAAGTTCGAGATGCGATCTCGGGCCGACTTTATTTTTGAGAGATACGAATCTATACCTTTCACGTAGCTCCGCATATCCTTGCAGATGTGGAGTACCGTTCTCCCCTCTTTCTTTGCCGATGACAAAGTATGCACTCTCTTCCCGAAGGAAAGCGGTGAGGGAGTCATATTCTTC